ATAAATCATGCGGCACCTATCTTGGTCGCAATAGTTGGAGTGCCTCCTGTTACCGTAACCAATCTAAGACGTGCAAACCTCACTGGTGAGTACAGGCAGAACCCATAGGTGCCGTTTGCTGTGATGGTTGTATCAGCTTGGTCGTTATCATATAAGGGGAAATAGCTTGTATCATCAAGGCTGCCTTCCATCCGTATCACAACACTAGTGCCGATAGATGCAACTGTTACTTGAAATGTAACATTAGTGCCAGCAAGTACTGCCGAATCTGTAACACCAACTGCGGTTAATGCAGTTAGTGTCTGCACTTCAAACCCACTGCTTAGTCCAATAGCCATAATGAAGTCCAGTAATGTTTACAGTTTAGTGGGCTTGCGCTTTACAGCAATCGTTTCGATTGCTCTACCAATGCCGATCAGTAATTTAGCGTCGGCAGGGGATGCCTCAACGACATCCCCAACGCGAACAACTAAACCCTGAAGCATGGTTTGGCTCAGGATTTTAATCAGCATAATCAGAGTGTGTTATTACCACGGCTGAATGATGCAGGCTGGCGTACAGCAATATCTACATCCTGCATAGCAACAACACGGACAGTGCCGGAAGTGCTATGGGTGTAAGGATCGACCATAAGATCAAGGCCAGAGAAGTAACCAATGATCAGATCGGCAAAATTGCCAAACCATAAATCATTAGCTGCAACCTGGTTGGACATCACAGCGCGATAACCGTTCACCTCGTTGTTATCCATCAAGAAGATGCCGCTGCCGGCGTCTTTTGCTGTTCTCTTCAAATTGCCGCGCATTGCAGCATTCATCAAATAGCAAGGGCTGCCAAGCAACGCATTAGCGGTTGCAACGTCAGATTCCAGCGCTACCACCTCAGCGAACGTAGGTGCGTTAGCGGTGAAATCCTCAGTGCCGATGCCAGATGTCAACTTCAGGCCTGTTGGCTCGCCACCAGTTCCCAACCCGTACAGGCCAGCAAGGTCAATTTTCAACGCCAGCACAGTTGCCAGATCAGTGCGGATCATGTTCTCCACATCGATGCTGGATTGGATCATCAACCGACGGCTGTAATCAACAAATGCTGCAACAGTTCGTGGTGTTAATGCAATCTGATCAATTGTCTGCTGGCTCTCAGTTGGTGCACCAGATTCCGCTACCCAATACGCAGTAGCAGCGCCTGTTTGGCGTGGTATCGCAACGTTGCCAGTTAGACCAGTTAGCACAGTAGCGCCAGCCTGATCCAGTGCAGATGCGTTACGCAGTAGATCAATAAACGATCCAGCATCCAGCTCAGTAGCAACTAAGTTGCCGCCAGCAGATGCAGTGCCAACGTTCAAATCACGGCGCAATACATCCTGCGGGATTGTGATACCGCGTGATTGACGGCCAAGTTTTTGTGATGCAGCTTCTGATGCTTCAATTTCAAATCCTGCCGCTTCACGAGCAGAGCGATCACTAGGGTTTGATAGATAGTTGATAGCACGCAAGAATGAAAAGCTACGGCTTTCAGTTGCGCTAAGGCCAATGTCGGCAGTTTGCATAGTCACAGTCTCCATTGGGATGTTTAATTTGTCTAATACAGCAGATCTAGCCTCGTCGATTGAACGACCAGACTCGACTAGCTGTTGGCCGAGTTCAGCCATTTGATGCCTGTCACATAATGCGGAGATCTGTGCAATGCGCGAGCGTTCGGCCTCAACGGCTTCGGCCCGCACCACGGCCAGATCTGGAGTGGCGGATTCCATGTTAGGAAGGGGATCAGGGGTTGGTGCTGCCGGAGCAGCGGTGGTATCAACCAGCAAGGATCTTCCGATCCCTACTGTTTTGTCAGCCGGTATAGAAACCATTGAGATCTCATACGGTGACCAGGCAGTAGCAACAAAATTGCCGCTGCCGCGCTCTTCCATCTTATCGATAGAATAGCCAAAGGAAACATTCCGTAGAATGCCATCCTTTACATCGGCCAGAACTTCTTGCGCAAATTCATTTTTACTAAACCTGACGCGTGCATAGCCACGCTTTAGCTTGCCATCAATTCTTGCCGTTTCTACAACACCAATGACCCGATCAACATCATGGTTAAACAGCAGCGGTGCGCCATCGTTCAACCGGCTCAGGTCTGCTGCTTTCGTTTCGTGGCTTAATACTTCATTGCCAAAATACCTGGCAACTGGAGTTTCAGAACTAAACGGGAACTCATAGGTGCGATCATCCATCTCGGCAAATGCTGTCATCTCTGCGCGTTGAAACTTGCGGCCTTCCATCGCCCGTAATGCTGCGATCTTCGTAAGCGTAGAAAACTTATGCCCCACCAGCCGATCTGTTGCTTCCCAGCCATCTTCATCTTCCAAATAGATCCTGATTAATGCTGCTGGGTCTTCAGGTGTTCCGTCAATAGTAAATTCACTTCCAGGCACATTGATGCTGCCTTCACGTTTAATGCTTTCAATCTTGCCCTTTGCAGTGCCGCCGCTTGAATCCCATTGCACAAAATCGCCATCATTTAATCCATTTGGCTCTGCGCGATCAGATTCCATAATTGCTTTATCTGGTATCTCGTCAATCATACCGCGCCCATTAATATTCGCCATTTGATTCCTCATCATCATCATCTGCAGGCGCTTGGGTATCCTCAAACGGTTGCATGGCTGATTGCGCAGAACCGCTGCCATTTACCTCGCTTGGGTCAGTATCAAGCACAATCCCCATCTCATCCACCATCGCAAGCTCAGCTTGGCGGCCTGTCAACACCTCATCTAAGTCACCGCCCTGTTCTGCGATCACCTGGCCCAAAGTCTTAAAGCCACATCTAACTGCATCCTTATACGCATTAACTTCTTTTTGCGGATCAACCCACTCCCAGCTACGTGGCGTCCATTTACTAGCGGCATAACGTTCAGGATTTGTTTCGTAGCCCGGCAGGTTTAGCTCTCCGCTTAATACCGCCATATCAAGCCATTTATCAAATACTGTTTGGTGGAAATTCTCCACCATGTAACGCTGCAATACTTTATAAGTGTCGCGTTCTTCCAGCAAGCTAAGTCTGCTGCTGCTGTAATTACTCTCAGAAAAGTTTTTGCTGATACTCTCAAAACTGACGCCAATGCCAGCCGCTACAGCACGCAGCATTGATCTGGTAAATGGCTCAAGTTGTCCATCAGGTGCATTTAGGTCTGGTACATTTATCGACTCACCCGGTTGCAAATACTTAAATACACCTGGCGTAAATTCACTAACTCGTTCATTCTCATAAACCTGATCACCCATCAGCTCGCCTTCAGGGCTTGATATAAACCCCATCAGTGCGCTGCTAGCTCTAGCCCGCACCACCTCGGCCTCCTCATAGCCTTGCAGCATGTGCATACGCATCAATGCAGATGCAAACCACGTAACGCCTCGCGTCTGCCCTGGCCGCTCTGGCAAAAACAAATGTATTATCTCGTCTGCCGGTATGCGCAACTTGCGGCCATTAGTGCGCGTATTGCCTGCATAGGTATCACCTGGGTGGTTTGAATAAAAATGATACGCTTGCGGCCTTAAGTAACTATCAACCTCAATGCCCATCCGTACTGTATTGCCTTTTGATGGTTGTGGTACTTCATCATCAACCAGATAATCAGACTCCAACACCTGCAACGCAAACGGGATCTTGCTATCGCCAAATGGTTGCCGGATCATCCTGATAAATACTTCACCACTTTCGGCCAGGCTTCTACATATCAACCGTTCCAGATCATGGAAACCTAAAATGCCGCTAACGTCACAGCGCTTTTTATTGCTCCAATGTTGCCACGCATCATGGATGCGGCCATTGATCGCATCATCTAATTTACCGCCGCGTTGCATCCGCACTTGGCCTTGATGCTTAATGCCGTGGCCGATAACGTTGTTTTGTATTACCCGCAATGCCTGCCGCGCATAATCATTATCACGGCATAACTGCCTAGCGCGATTACGTAGCGCCTTGAAGCTAGATTTGATTTCACTATCAGCGCTGGTGCCGCTGGTGATCCAATCGGCAGTAAGCCTGCTAATCCTTGCGCCTTGATACGCACGCTGCTGCGGTTTACGTATTGGCTCAAAACCAAACTTTTTAAATAGCTCTGTACGTAATCCCATCAGAACCTCACAAATAAGTTATGGGGATTGCCCAATCCATTAGCCATTAACTGCGCTGCTTGCTCACGTTTTACTTCTGCTTTTAATTTTGCTTCCAATTGTATAAGATCTGCCATTTCATATTTCTTTAGTTTACGTGTGCCGATAGTGTACTCCTGTACCACCCCGCCAGATACAATCGCTCTTATCGCAGCTTGCACTGCTGCCAGATCAAGTTCCGCTTGCGTCCTGCCATCAACAGCGCCTGGTGATCCGCTATAGCTCAATGCCTGCAGCACCTTTAGCTGGCCTGCACCTAGCGTTGACTTCTCACTGCTATAGGTTGCAATCGCTTGCCAATACCATTGGCCCGCATCAAACCCGGCGCTGGTGCCTGCCGCAACTGTAAATTCCCATCCCGTACCAAATGCAGTGCCAACAACTGTGGCGCCCTCGCTAGCCGTATTAGTGCGCAGGTAATAAGTAAGCGTCCATGTTGCGCTAGTAATGGCATTGCCTAAATTGTCAACGCTCTCCACATCACGCCACTTAATGGTGTCACCTGCCCTGATTTGTGATGGGATGTTCATCGCTTACCAGTTTCTGACAAAAGCAGGTGTTTCATTCTTAGATCTTAGCGGCACCGGTTTGCCTTGTTTTGCAAATTGATCCCACATCGTCGCCCGATTATAGCGTCTATAGCATAGCTGCAATGCAGCATAAGCATAAACCGCACAATCCAATGCCTCGTTGCGCTCGCTTGCTTTCTTTACCCATTCACGTACCGGGAACCCCTTGACGTATTTTAATGACTGCTTCTCTGCTGTTAACTGCCGGTAATACTCTTCATCTGCTGCTAATCCAAAATGCAACTTAGATTCTTCATGCTTAAGTCTACCAAATAGTGTCGTCTTGATAGTATCACTACCAACAAGGAATAAAGCCACCCCGCGCTTTACGATCCTTCCTTGCCAATTAACATCAACTTTGCTGCCTTTACCAACGGCTGGGCCGTTACGTTTGCTCGAGCCTTTGATTGCCACCGCGCCCTGCCTTGCCCGCTCGCGTGCGTAGTTATACGATTCATGTGTGCAGTGGCCGCCAGAGTCAATTGCCATTTGCGTAATCTTTAGCTCGCCGCCAGTCTCAGTTGCCCACCCGGTATCCAGCACGCTATCCAATTGGCCCCACACATCCGGCTGAGTAGGGTCACCAAACAATTCTTGATGCCATATCAGCCACCCCTCCTCCTCGCGGCCCCAGCCCCATACACTCACAGCTAGCCGGTTATCTTGCACGTCAACGCCAGCGGTAAGCAGCAGCACGCCATCAGGGCATACCCCAGGCTCATAATCCTCGCGTTTAGCCAGCAGCCCGTCAGCCGATACCTTACTTGCATAATCCTCCTCCCACGTCTCAGCCAGCCTTGTATTGACAAAGCTCTTAAGCATTGGCGCATCGCTCTTAGCACGCAAGAAATCATCCACCAATTGCTCCCAGCTCAGCCAGCCAAGCGGGCTATATAAACCGCTCAAATGGAAACCCGCAGTTTTGCCATTACTTGGTGCAGTTGCACGCCATTCACCAGCCAGCAACATCTGTGGTTTATGGCGTTCCTCAATCTTGCTGCCACACTTCTCACATTCATAACGCGCTGTCTCAGGGTTTGAGTTATCCCACTTCAACCTCGACCATTGCAACCACTGCATCTCGCCGCAATGTGGACACGGCACATAATATCTACGCTGATCGCTGCGTTGATACTCAGTTTCAATACGGCTAAAATCTTTTACCGTAGGCGTTGAAGTAAGCAAAATCTTACGCCTTGCAAATGTTGTTGTTCTACGTTCTGCCAGCGCCACCGGGTCGCCCTCACCGTCTACATCACTAGGGAACGCATCGATCTCATCCATAAATAAATAACGACATGGCGCTGACCTCAGCCCCGTTGCACTATTGGCGCCAGTAAGCAGCATGATGCCGCCTGGAAATTCTTTACTAAACATTGTGTTGCCGCTATCTCTACTGCGAGCCGGCGCAATCTTTTCAGCTAATACTGGCGTCTCATTAATCATGCTTTCAAGCCGTTGTTTGCTGAGCCGCTTTGCCATCTCAACTGTGGGTTGTACGCACAACATCGGTCCTGGGCAATGGTCAATCACATAGCCCAGCCAGTTGCTGCCCGCTTCCGTCTTGCCAGTCTGTGCTGCAAATTGCAACACCACCCGCTGCACTGGGCTGCTAGTGCTAAGGCAGTCCATTGGCTCCTGCAAATATGGTGTCCTGCTGGTACGCCACGGCCCCGGTTCTGCACTTGCCTTGCTGCTTAACTTGCGGTGCAGATCTGCCCATTGGCTTACGGTTAATGGTTGCTCTGGTCTTAACCCAGCGAAGAAGCCATCACTGAATGCCTTATCCATTTGTTAGCTCCATTAATGCTGCCCGGTGCTCATCTGTTAAAAGTTGGTGAATCCTAGTTGCATCAACCTCACCAGCAAGCTCATGGCTTAATCGATCCGCTAAATTTGATAGCGCTTCCCGTACGCTACGGCCCACCTGGTACGCCTGCTTCTTTACCTCATCTGCTGCAATAAGTTCTTTACGTTGTTGCGCCACCTGTAGCTTTGCTAATTCCGCTTGGTAATGCTCACGCCTTGCCCTGCTTTCATTCAGTTCTGGTATCGCATCTTCTGGTAATGCTTTAATCGCACGCTTAAGTTCTACCGGGTCAGCTTCTGATACCTTAGAACAATGCGTATTTAATGTATTCTTGCGCCATAGATCTAATGCCATATCACGATCAAGCCATTTCTTGCCATCTTCCTCGACAACTGCTGCCGCAATTCGACTTTTACTTGC